CAAGGTCAAGAGGAAGCTCAGTATTGCCAGCTGCATTAGATTATGAGTTTAAGGTAGATAGAGATAAAAATAGTGATGATGCTGCTATGTTGGTGAGCCTTAAACAAACGCTAGTGAAAGATGGCACGCCAATTGATGATATGTATCTAAAATTCCAGGAAATAAAACTGCTAGGGTTTAATGGTGTTACATCAGGTGTTTTAGAATTGACTGATGAAAAGCCTAAACATGATATATGGACAAAAATAAGAACTGAAACCGTCAAGGCTATAGAAGATTACCAAATGGAAAAGAATCCAAAAAGACCTATAGATATTTGGATTGGTTCAACTATGTTGGGCGCTGTTATGGATATTAAAAAAGCAACAGCACAAACAAGATTGGGTGAATTAAAAGAATTAAATATGGTGCATTATCATAAAGATAAAGGCTACCAATCAAAAAGGTGGGATGATGAGTTATATAAGTAGGTTTGGTTTTGGTTTGGTTTTGGTTTGGTTTTGGTTTGGTTTTTACCCCAAATTATCAAAAAGTTGGTTGGTTTGGTTTGCTTTTTCTAAAGCAACCAACCCAAACCACTTAGAAATTCACAAAATGAGACCAAACCAATGAAAACATATTTAGACGAAAATTTAGAGACTAAGTTAAAAGAATTAAGAATGTATGAATCTGAAACTTATGAGAAGTGGGGTAGTAGAAAAAGAATATTTAAAATGATTGGTGTTGATTTTGAGATTAAGTTTTGTAGAGCCGAGCAAATGTTAAGAGACACACTTTACAAAGGCAATGCAAAAAAGAAAATGCAAATGGTAGAAATGATGCATAGAGCTTTTGTTGCTTTGAACAAGAGTTGTGAAGAGAGTGGTTACATAATGATCCAACCAAGTAGCAGATGTTTTAATTTTGATAAGAAGACTGCAATTGTTTGTGATACTGATGATGAAAAACCAGTGCTAATGAAAATACATAAGAATGAACCTGACATTATGATATTTAGCGTAGAAGAATTATTGCGATGCATACCAAAAGATTTTATGGAAGCAAAAGAACTACTAAGCAAATTAGATAGGTCAGTAAACTTTAAGAGGATAGACCATGGATAGTTTTAAGAAGTGTAAACACAGGAATTGTAATAGGTTGTTTAATTTAGATTTCTTAGAAAAAAACACTAAAGACCCAATATTTAGCAACCCTAAAGAATATGCAAAAACAAAGTTTAAAGAAAGGATTTATTGCTCAAAAAATTGCCAAATACAAGAATTAGCTTTACAAAAAACTGATAAGTCTATGCAAGAATGGAAAAAAGATAAGCCTTTGTGTCCAATTTGTAAAAAAGAAAAACAACTTAAATATTGTAAAATAAAAAATAAAATTAGATGGAGCGATTCTTATAAAGCAAAAACTTGTGGAGATAAAGTTTGCGAATATTTAAGGTTTTTAACAAAAGATGATGATTTTGGATATAAAGATAATGAACTCAAGAATTTACAAAAAAAACTTAGTGATGAAAAAGAGTTTAAAAAATTTAAAAACATAAGACTAAAAATATCATCAATAAGATGCAGAACTACTAGAAAGTTTAACCTAACAGTAAAATACCTTTACAGTATATTTCCAATCAGCATGTGTTGCCCTGTATATAACACACCTATGGTTTTTGAATCAAATTATGGAGACGCTTTTATACCATCTGTAGATAGAATTGATAGTAAAAAGGGTTATGTAAAAGGTAATGTTGTGTGGATGTCTAATAAGGCAAATAAATTTAAAAATAAAATGGATATTGACGATGTTAGAAAGCTTTATAATTACATTTCTGCAATGAACATTGAAAGTGAATACCCTGAAATACTAGGAATGACTGCAATTGGCAAGCCTTTTAAATATTGTAAAAGAATTGATCATGTCTAAATGGCATGGCGGTAAGGGTTCGGGTAGAAAGCCTGAAGATAATAAAAAATATCAAGATAACTATGAAGCTATCTTTGGTAAGAAAAAGAAGAAGAAGAAGAAAGATGATAAACAAGGCGATAGATAAATTTTTTGAGTGGTCATTCCAAAGGACTGCTGACAAAATTAACAAAAGGAGTAAAGCAAAAATGAGTATAAAGAAGAAGAAACACGATCCAGTGTCACGACCTGCACATTATAACAATGGTAAGGTTGAGTGCATTGAGTATATCAAACAACAGTTAGGCTCAGAGTTTCCTAGCTATCTTGAAGGTTCAGCTATCAAGTACATACACAGGCATCGTATGAAGGATGCAAACATACAAGACTTACAAAAAGCCAAGTGGTATATTGATAAGTTGATAGCACACTATGAGGAACTATGACTGTATCAATTAAAATAAATACAAACGAAAGACAGGTCAAGAAAGAACTTAGTCTATTTAAAAAGAAACATGCACCGCAAGCAATGGCAAATGCTATTAACAATGTGGGTCATAAGGTAGTTAAGGCGGAGATAGCACAGCTAACTAAAAAACTAGACAGACCAACACCATTTACAACCAAGTCAGTGGTAATGCCTAAGAAGTTTCAAGCAAAGCCTAATGATCTTGCAGCCTTGGTATTTGTTAAAGATATTGCAGCCAAGTATCTAAGATATGTGTACGAGGGTGGTATAGAGAACGCTAACAAAACATCCATGCTTGTACCAGTTACATCAGCTGGTGGTGAAAGGTTAAATAAATTTGGTAACATTATCGGCAAAAGAAACAACAAAGCTGATGCACCGAGTAAAATATACTATGCCAACAATGCACTATGGAAGAACGTAGGCAAGGGTAAGAGTAAACTGTTGGCTGTATCCAAACCATTTATTAAACATAAAAAGTTCTTAGACTTCTTTAAGATTGGTAAGAGTGTTGTCGATAGCACATATAAAAAAGAGCTAGATAAAGAGATAAAGAAGGCTTTAAGAAAATGAACGGGTCCTTACTAGCAAGAGAAAGCATCGAAGGTTGCGATTTTTTTATTTTTGTAGACAAAGGTCAACAAAATCAGGTTTATTTAGGTTAACGCATGGCTACTCAGAAGGATTTAGCTGAACATTTGTTCATATCACCCCAAGCGGTGGGAAACCTCGTTAAAAATGGCGTAATTACAGTACATAAGGGCAGATCACCTATAGATATTGAATTTGCTAGGCGTGAATATTTAGAGCATTTAAGAAAAACACAGAACCACTACAAAAAGAGTGGCAACAGTGGAGATATTGTTGAAGAGTCTACAAGACTGAAAAAGTTCCAAGCAGACAAGGCAGAGCTAGAAGTCAATCAGTTAGAAGGCAAATTAATTCCTGCATCACTTGTTAGAGATGTTTGGAGTGGCTTGGTAGGAAATGCACACGCTAAGTTATTATATTTACCAACCGCACTAGCAGCAAGACTTTTTGCTGCAGACAATATTAATGAAGTTATAGATATACACACAAAAGGACTACACGAAGCATTAGAGGAGTTATCGGGAGATGGAATACCAACAGAATATGCAGAACGTACTGAAACAAGTACAAGAGCAGTGGAAACCACCAACACAGCTGAAGATATCTGAATGGGCAGATAAATATAGATTCTTATCACCTGAATCATCAGCCATAAGCGGAAAGTATAGGACAGACTATGCACCATACCAAAAAGAGATCATGGATGCTTTTAACGATCCAAATATAGAACGTATTGTTTGGATGAAGTCTGCACAGGTGGGTGCTACTGAAATTTTGAACAACGTTGTTGGTTACTACGTTCACATGCAACCTTCACCAATTTTAGTTATGCAGCCTACATTACAGATGGCTCAAGCCTATAGTAAAGAAAAACTAGCAAACATGCTAAGAGATACACCAGTTTTAAAAGCAAGACTAAATGAGTCAAAAAGCAAAGATAGCTCTAATACAGTCTTGTCAAAAAAGTTCTTAGGTGGAACTACGTTAAACATGGTTGGTTCTAATTCTGCTGCATCAGTTGCTAGTAGAGCGGTGCGAATATTATGTATTGATGAAGTTGATAGAATGGAAGCAAGTGTAGGAAGTGAAGGAGACCCAGTATTACTAGCCTCAAAACGTACACAAACCTTTTTCAATCGCAAAATCTACTTATGCAGTACACCAACAGTAAAAGGTCTATCTCGTATTGAAGCTGCTTTTGAGGAAAGCGATAAACGTTACTATTATGTGCCTTGTCCTGAATGTGGACATATGCAAACACTCAAGTGGTCAAATGTGATATGGGAAGACAATCAACCTGAAACAGCAATTTATACATGCGAAGAAAATGGATGTGTTATTGAAGAATCTAAAAAACATAAGATGTTAAAAAATGGTGAGTGGAAAGCTACAGCAGAAACTAAGAAAACAGCAGGATTCCACTTAAATGAACTCTACTCAGTATTTAGCACATGGGCATCAATGGCAGAAAACTTTTTAGAATCTAAGAAACAACCCGAAATGCTTAAAACATTTATCAACACTAGTTTAGGTGAGACATGGGAACCTGAACCCGAAGAAGCAGTAGAAGCAGAAGGGTTATTATCAAGAAGAGAGAGCTATGATGGTCAAAGCATACCTGATGAAGCATTAGTGCTTACATGTGGGGTAGATGTACAAAAAGACCGTTTAGAGTGTCAAGTTGTAGCATTTTCACATAATTATGAAATGTGGGTAGTTGAATATAAGATTTTATATGGTTCTACAGGTCAGCAAGATGTTTGGGGTCAATTGGACAGATATCTAATGACTAAATTCAAAACATTGTCAGGTAGAGCAATGAACATAGCATGCACAACCATTGACTCAGGTTTCCAAACACAAATGGTGTATTCATTCACTAAAAACAAAAAGGGCAGAAGAATATTTGCAATTAAAGGACAATCACAAAGCGGAAAGACTGTTGTTGGTAAACCAACTAAAGTTGGAAAGGAAAGTAACACCCTATACCCAGTGGGAAGTGACACAGCAAAAGAAGTTATTTATTCTAGGTTAGCTGTTGAGTATGGTTACTCTACTTTGCACTTTGCAAGTGAACTGGATGAGGATTATTTCAAACAACTTACAGCAGAGCAAAGATTTGTTAAATTTGTAAAAGGAAGAAAGACTTTATATTGGAAACAGATCAGAGAACGCAATGAAGCACTAGATACAATTTGTTATGCTTTAGCCGCTGCATATATCTTGAATCCTAACTTTGATGTAATAGAACAAAGGTTATTAACAGGAAATGCACAGGAACCTGACCCAAATAGAGTTGCAAAAGCTAAAAAAGGAATAAATAGAAAGAATTTTGCTACTTCATGGAAATACTAAATAAACCAGTTACCATATTGAAAAATAAGATTTATCAAGTATTATAAGATTAGATATATCTATTTATTATGAGGTTTTTGCTTGAGCAACAAATTTGATTCAACCAACTATCCAACTGAGGTTCCTGATGAATTGCAGTTGGGTGATTTTTGGGCTTGGAAAAAAGATAATTTAGCAACTGATTACCCTACTGCTGATTATTCGTTGTCTTATGAATTTAATCTCATTGATGGAGCGACTGCATCCAATTTCACCCTGACTGCCACAGAGTCAAATGATGAATACATAATTTCCACAAGCAATACAGGAAGTTATACAAAGGGTGAATATAATTGGGTATCTTACATAACAAGGACTTCAGATTCTGCAAGGGTAAAAATGGCAGAGGGTTATGTAGAGGTGCAAGACAATTATGCAACTACAAGTGCTTCAGTTAGAAGCCATGCAAAGATAGTATTGGATGCGGTCAAAGCGGTTATCGAAAATCGAGCCACTATGGATCAGAGTTCTATGTCTATTGCTGGTAGATCACTATCCAGGATGTCTATAGATGAGCTTTTTCAATTAAAAGATAGATATCAAGCGGATTATGATGCAGAAGTTAAAAAGGCTGCAATTAAAAACGGTAAAAGCTCAAGAACAACAATATTAACAAAGTTTACATCATCAAACACAACTAACCCGACAAGTTACACATAAAATGGCATGGTACAACAGAGTATTTAATCTTGGTTCTAAAAGACCAACAGTAAAACGTAAATTTAAAACGCAAAGAAGCTATGCAGGTGCAAATACTGGTAGGCTTTTTGCAGACTTTATAACAAGTTCAGCATCAGCAGATGCGGAAATAAAAGACAACTTAAGAGTCTTAAGGGATAGAGCTAGAGAACTAGCTAGAAATGACTCACACATAGCAAGATATTTAAACCTAATGATATCAAACGTAGTTGGTAAATCAGGCATAAGACTAAGTGAAAAAGTAAGATTAGATGATGAGGTTAATCAAGGCAAACTAGATATAAGAGCCAATAGACTTATCGAAGATGCATGGAAGCAATGGTCTAAAATGGGTAATTGCACAGCTAATGGAAGGTTATCATTCTTAGATTGTCAAAAAATGGCAGTAGAATCACTAGCAAGAGATGGTGAGGTTTTAATTAGAAAGCTAAAAAGACCTGAATCACCATTTGGCTTCCAAATACAGTTTCTAGAAGCAGACCACTTAGACGAAGATTTAAACAAGGTAAACCCTGCAACTGGTAATGAGATAAAGATGGGTGTTGAAGTTGATAAGTTTGACAAACCAGTTGCATATCATCTTTATAAGAATCATCCATTTGATAAAACATATATGAATGAGAATGAGCATATAGTTGTATCAGCAGACGAAATAATTCATTTATACATGCCAACTAGACCTGAGCAAACAAGAGGTGTAACCAATATTGCAACTGTTATGGCTAATGTTAAGCAATTAAATGCATATCTTGAAGCTGAAATAGTTGCTGCAAGAGTTGCAAGTTCTAAAATGGGTTTCTTTACTTCACCTGATGGCGATGGTTATGTTGGAGACTCAGAAGAAATAGATGGCAACCCAGTACAAACTGCAAATGCAGGTACGTTCGAGCAATTACCAGCAGGAGTATCATTTCAGTCATTTGACCCACAGCATCCAACAAGTGCTTTTGAAGGTTTTACCTCTAGCGTATTAAGAAGCGTAGCAAGTGGTTTAAACATTTCATATCATGCTTTAAGTAACGATTTAACTTCAGTCAACTACTCTTCTATACGTCAAGGCAGTTTAGAAGATAGAAGCAGTTATCAAATATGGCAACAGTTTTTAATTGAACATATGATTGAGCCAATATTTGCAGAATGGTTGTTAATGGCAATAGATTCTAGCTATTTAACACTACCAAGCGACAAAGCGGATAAATTCATTGCATCAGCAACATTTATACCAAGAAACTTTGCCTGGATTGACCCATTAAAAGAAATGAACGCCAATGTTATAGGTTTACAAAATGGAACGGTAACTTATAGCGATATATCAGCATCTTACGGAAGAGACACTGAAGAATTATTTGAACAACATCAAAAAGAGGTAGAACTAGCCAAAGAATATGGTATAGAATTAGCTTATCAACCTTTTGGTGCAACTAAAGCACCTATAGAGCCGATAATTGAAGGCGGTGACGAAGATGCCTAAACCTACGGGTGGCATGAAGTCAGAAGCTCAAAAAGGCTTAGATTGGCGTGAAGAACATGGCAGAGGTGGCACTAGAGTTGGTGCTATTAGAGCTAGACAAATAGTTGCTAGTGAAAATTTATCAGATGATACCGTCAAAAGGATGTTTAGTTTTTTTAGTAGACATGAAGTTGATAAAAAAGCAGAAGGTTTTAGCCCAGGTGAAGATGGTTATCCTTCAAATGGTAGAATTGCATGGGCTTTGTGGGGTGGTGATGCAGGTTATACTTGGTCAAAAAGACTAGTAGAAAAAATGAAAGAGGAAAAAAGCATGGAAAATAAAGAAGATAGACATATTTTAAACGTTAGCGAGACAGAAGAAACTGTCACTATTGAATATGCAAAACATGAAGCCGAAGAGGTTGAAGAGGTTGAAGAAGAAATCATAGAAGAAGAAAACTATGAAGAACCTGAAGAAGAACGAAAGGTTGTAGACATGCCTATAAGATATAGAAATATAGACCTTTCAAGAGCAAAATTTATAGATGAAGATACAAGGACTGTAAGAATAGGCGTATCTTCAGAAGAACCAGTTGAGAGATCATTTGGTTTAGAGATATTAAGTCATAAAGCGGACGATATTAATATGGAATTTATTAATAGCGGACGTGCACCATTACTACTTGATCATGATATGAGCAAGCAAATAGGTGTTATAGAAGATTTCAGACTAGATGAAACTGCTAAGAGGACCATTGCAGTAGTTCGATTCGGTAAGAGTCAGCTTGCTTCAGAAGTGTTTGAAGACGTAAAGGACGGTATAAGGATGAATATTTCAGTCGGATACCGTGTAAATAAACTAATGAGAATAAAAGACTCTAAAGAGGTTGCATATAGAGCTGCCTGGTCACCAATGGAAGTATCCAGCGTGTCAGTCCCGGCAGATCAAAGCAGACTTGTAGGGGTTGGACGTTCTCAATCTTTTAAGGAGATAAAAATGGAAAACGAAGTCAATTTAGACAACGTAAGAGCTGAATCTGCTGAAGAAGTCAAAGCTGAATTAAAAAGAAACTCAATAGAGATCAACAAACTAGGCGAAAGACACAATCAGAAAGACTTAGCTGCAAAAGCTGTAGCCGAACAGAAAACAATTGAAGAATTTAGAGGTGAATTACTTGCTACTATCGCAAGCCAACCACTAGAAACTCCAAAAGACATCGGTTTAAGCAAAAAAGAAATGAAGAGATTTAGCCTAGTAAAAGGAATTAATGCACTAGCTAACCCTTCAGACAGAGCCGCTCAAAGAAATGCAGAATTTGAATTTGAATGTTCAGCTGCTGCTTCTGAAGCATATGGTAGAAACTCACAGGGTCTTATGTTACCACCTGAAGTATTAAGAGATTGGAATCAAAGAGATTTGAATACAACTGATGATGCTGGAATTGTTGGTCAAGACTTCAGAGGTGGAGATTTTATAGACGCCTTAACTAATTCTTCTTCAGTAATGTCAGCAGGTGCTACATTATTAAGAGGATTACAAGGTGACGTAAAAATACCGAAGAAAACTGGTACATCAACTGCTGCTTTCGTATCAAGCGAAGGAACTGCTGTTGCTGAGTCAGAAATGGCCATTGGTAGCGTTACTCTCTCACCTAAGACACTTGGTTGTTTTACAGATGTCACTAGACAACTTTTGACTCAAAGTTCTTTAGATGTTGAGAACCTTATCAGAAATGATATTGCACAAAGCATGGCTTTAGCTATTGACGCTGGTGCATTAGCAGGTTCAGGAACTTCAGGTAACCCAACAGGTATCAAAAATACTTCAGGTATTAATACTGTAACATTTGCTGGTGCTAACCCTACATGGGCTGAAACAGTAAACATGGAAAGCCAAGTAGCAGTTGATAATGCTCTACTAGGTAACCTATCTTACATTATGAGAGCTGATGATTATGGTTCACTAAAAACAACTGAAAAGGCTTCAGGCACAGCTCAGTTTGTTGTAGATAGAGATGGAAGAGTTAACAACTACGGTGTTGTTGTTTCTAACCAACCTACTTCAGGTGACCATTACTTTGGTAACTTCTCAGACCTATTGATTGGATTCTTTGGTGGTCTTGACATAATTGTCGATCCATACACGAATTCTTCTTCAGGTACTGTAAGAGTTGTTGGAATTCAAATGATAGATGTTGCTGTAAGAAATGCAGTATCATTCTGTCTAGGTAATGACGGTTAATTTTAATGGTTTTAACCACTAAAACAGGTGGGGTGAAAAGCCCCACCACTACTAATATGCATAAATATTTAATATTAAGAGACACTATAGCTAATAAACGAAGAGTTAGTGTTGGCGATGTTGTAGAGCTAGATCAGGCTCAAGGCTTTGATCTTGTTGCTAACAATAAAGCAGAACTATACAAAGAAAAGCCAAAAGCAAAGAAAACAAATAGAAGTGTAGGCTTAAAAAAATCTGAAACTAAAGCAGTAAAGAAAAGAGCTAAAAAATAATGGCTTTAGAAAGTGCAGCAGATTTCGATGCATATTTAGACATCCAAACGGGTCACGGTCAGACTGCAATATATGGTGGCACAGATACATCATGGGACTCAAGAACAGAGCTGATTGATATTTGGCTAGCAATAGACACATACAAATACACAATAAATGTAATTATAAATCAAGAATATTTGGGAATTGATGGCGGTACTGTTGATGTTAATGGATTTCAACCAGTTGCTTTAGTAAAAACAACTGACATACCTTATATTATTTTTGGTGATACTTTAGACATTTCAGCAATAACAGATACCAATGGAAATATCTTAACACCTGCTACAAGCTACACTATAGTCAATATACAACCTGATAGAACAGGTTTTACCTCATTATTATTAGAGGAAGTGTAATGTCGCATGTAAGACAACAAATAAGAGAATATTTTGGAACTACTTTAACTGGTTTAACAACAACTGGTTCTAATGTTTTTGAATCCAGGGTATATCCGCTAGACAATACAACACTACCAACTTTATTAATTTATACAAAGTCAGAAACATCAGAGCCGATTGTTATAGGTCTTGACAGAGTTATGAGTAGAGAGTTATCGGTTGTAGTAGAAGGTTATGTTAAATCTACTGCTAATTTTGATGATACTATTGATACAATAAGCAAAGAAGTTGAAGAAGCTATAGCTGCAGACAGGACTTTAGGCGGTTTAGCTAAAGACACATTTATTGAATCAACTGAAATAAGTTTTAACGCGGAAGGTGAGAAACCACTAGGTTTTGTTTCTTTAACCTTTATAAGTAATTACTATGTCAAGGAAAAAAATCCTGACGTAGCAGTATAATAGGAGATAATTATGAAATTAATTAGTCCAAATGGTAAAATTTCAATAATAGCTCATCCATCAAAAGTTGAGTCATTGAAAAATATGGGTTGGAAGGAAGAAGCAATCCAGTCGCAAGACAAAATCAAATCTTCTTCTAAGAAAAAGCCGAAAGGCGAGGTAAAAGAAAATGGCAACACATAAAGGAAGTGAAGGAACTGTTAAAGTCGGTTCTAATGCTGTAGCTGAAATTAAGTCTTACTCAATAGAAGAATCTGCTGATACTTTAGAAGATACTGCAATGGGTGATACTGCTAGAACTTATAAATCTTCTTTAACTTCTTTCTCAGGAAGTTTGGACGTATTTTGGGACGAAACTGACACTAACGGTCAAGGTGCTTTAACTATTGGCTCAGAAGTTACTCTCAATGTATATCCTGAAGGCGATGCAGCAGGTGATACTTATTATACAGGCACAGCTATTGTTACTGGTGTTTCAAGAAGTGCATCATTTGATGGATTGGTTGACGCTAGTGTTTCTGTACAGGGTACAGGTGCTTTAACATCAACAACAGTATAATACGATGTCAGTAATAGATAACGCTAAAAAGCATTTTGCAGAGCAAGATGTAAAAGTGATCGAAGTGCCTGAGTGGGGTGAAGATGATAAACCCCTTAAGATATTTAGTAAGCCATTAACGTTAGCTGAAACTTCTAAACTTTATAAAATGAGTAAAGAAGATGATCTAACAATGATGGCTTATGTTCTTATATACAAAGCATTAGATGCAAATGGAGACAAGCTCTTTGATTTAGGTGATAAAAATGCCTTATTAAATAGTGTTGATAGAGAGATATTAGTTGGTGTTGCTACGCAAATCATGGGTCAAGAGACTATAGAGGAAACGAAAAAAAACTAATAAAGGATACTAATTTATATGTGCAATATGCACTAGCAGAAAAACTTGGAAAGACTTTGCAGGAACTCCAGGAAATTAGTGTCCACGAATATCAAGGATGGATAGCTTACTTAGAGTTAGCTGAAGAGAAAAGACAACATGGCAAATAAAAACGTAAAATTTACATTAACAGCGGTAGATAAAACTAAAGCTGCTTTTGACAAAGTAACTAAAGGTCTTAAGGGTGTTGGCTCAGTAGCTGGTAAAGCCACCAAAGGTGTAGCAAAAATAGGCTTAGCAGCAACTGCTGCTGCAACTGCTTTAGCTGCATTGGTTAAAGTCAATGTTGACTTTATGGATAAGCTAGGTAAAACAGCTTCTAAGCTAGGTATAGAGGTTGAGTTCTTACAAGCTATGCGGTTTGCTGCAGAACAAACAGGTGTAAAGGTAGAAGCTCTTGATATGGGTCTACAAAGATTTATAAGAAGAGCTGCAGAAGCTGCTCAAGGTACAGGAGAGTCTAAAAGAGCCTTTGAGCAATTAGGAATACAGCTAACTGATAATAATGGAAATTTAAGGGATGTTAGAGAAATATTATTTGATGTTGCTGATGGTTTAGAAAACACAACAAGCTCAGCAGAGCAAGTAAGATTAGCTTTTAAATTCTTTGATTCTGAGGGTGTTTCTTTAGTAAACACTTTAAAAGATGGTGCTGATGGTTTAAGAGAATTTGAACAACAGGCAGAAAATCTAGGAATTATTATAAGTAGACAAAGTATTGCAAAAGCTGAAATGTTTGCCAATTCAATAAACATACTTAAAAAACAAATAACAGCTATATCAGCGAATATAACTGCTGCATTTATTCCAGTTCTTGATGATGTTTCTGAAAGATTACAAACAATATTAGCTGATATGAAAGGTGGTGATGACACTTTTGAGAACTTTGGTAAGGATTTGGCTGTAGGTATTCTTACATTTATGAGAACTGCATTTATAGGCTTTGTTGAGTTTATGAATGGCATAAAAAAACAAATAGCTGACTTTTCACAGACTAAAATTGGAAAAATGATCTTTCCTGAAATGGCAGATGAACAAGCAAAATTAAGATCAGAATTTAAAAAAACAGGTGAAGAGCTAGATGTATTAAACGCATTATTAGATAGACCTGATCTTTGGGGTAGATATAAAGGCGGAGTTTTTGAATTAGGTGCAACACTTAGAAAAACTGAAAATGAATTAAAACTTATTAGATCACAAATAGAAGGAATAGACCCTGAAGATAATGATTTTATAAAAGCATTTGATGCAATGATTCTTAAGGTCAAAAATTTTAAACTTGAGTTAAAAGATTTAAAAGATGAAGACCCAGCTGGCGGTAAGAAAATGTCTGAAGCTGTGTTAAAATTTAAAGATAGTCTAGGTGCAACTGAGTTAGCTATTGATAATCTAACAATAAACACAATGAAAAAGTTTGAAGATACCTTGATAGAAGGTCTTAAAAATGGAAAACTAGCATTTCAAGATTTTGCAAATTATGCAATAGAACAAATGCTAAGGATTGCTTTACAAGAAGCAATAATAGCACCCATGACAGGCGGTGTGGAATCTTTTTTCAAAG